ATCTCTGCCGGCGCTGCGGCGGGCTCGACCGCCTCGAGCAGCTCGTCGCCGCGGCGGAGGCGCTGGGCCGATGACCCGCGACAATCAACCGACGTGCTGGCACCGCATCGAGGCGACCATCGCCCGCATCCGCCAGCAGATCCGCGAGCGCGACGCAGACCCCGCGCACCGCGCACGCGTCGCCGCCGATCGCCACGAGTCCGACCTCCAAGCCCGGGCCCGGGTTCAGGGCCGTCACGTCAACGAAGGAAACCGATGAAGACCGAGACGAGAACGCTGTGGGTGAAGCTGACCGAGACCGAGCGCAACGAGCGCGCGCGCCGTGCCGCCGAGGCCCTGGCGCTGTGGGAACAGGCCGACTCGAAGGCGAAGTTCGAGGCGAAGCTCCTCAAAAACGAGGTCGAGAAGCACCAGAAGGCGTGCGCCGACCTGTCGCGCACCGCGCGTGAGGGCACCGAGCTGCAGCCGGTGTCGTGTCACTGGGTGCCCGACATCGTCGAGTCGAAGATGCGCCTCGTGCGCGACGACACCGGCGACGACGTCGAGGTGCGCAACATGACCACCGAGGAGCGCCAGCTCTCGCTCCCGACCATCGACGCCAGCTCGCGCCGCCGCACCCCGCGCGCCACCGAAGGCGGCGACTGAGCAATGGGCGCGCACCCGATCACGCTGCGTCCGTACCAGCGGAAGTGCATCGCCGACGTCCGCGCGGCGTTCACGCGGTGCCGTCGGGTCGTGCTCGTCCTGCCGACCGGTGGCGGAAAGACCGCCACCGCGTCGGTGCTCATGCGCTCCGCCTGGGAGCGCGGCAAGAAGTGCCTCTTCCTGGTCCATCGCCGCGAGATCGTCATGGACACCATGCGCCGCCTGCGCGCGGCGGGGGTGCCGTGCGGCGTCATCATGGCGGGCCAGCCGACCACCGACGCCCCCGTGCAGGTCGCCAGCGTGCAGACGATCGCCGCGCGCGACCTGCACCCCGAGGCCGACCTGGTCATCATCGACGAGGTCCACCACGTCGTCTGCGCGACGCACACGGCGATCGTCGAGCAGTACCCCGACGCCTACCACCTCGGGCTCACCGCGACGCCCGAGCGTAGCGACCGCCAGGGCCTGCGCGACGCTTTCGACGAGATCGTCGTCGGCTCGACCATCCGCGAGCTCACCGAGCTCGGCGCGCTCGTGCCCTGCGACGTCCTCGCCCCGCCGAAGCGTCGAGACGCCCTCTCGGTCACGCCCCTCGAGGCGTGGCAGCGCTGGGCCGGCGGGCGGCCGACGGTCGCGTTCCTCGACTCCATCGACTCCTCGGAGACCTTCGTCGCGGAGCTGCTCGTCACCGGCGTGCGCGCGGCGCACCTCGACGGCGCGACGCCGCTGCAGGAACGCGACCGGATCCTCGGCGACTTCGCCGCTGGCCGCATCGACGTGCTCTCCAACGTCTTCGTGCTCACCGAGGGGTGGGACTCGCCGCGGGCGAAGGTGTGCCTGCTCGCGCGCGGCACGTCGTCGGTGGGGCCGTACCTGCAGATGATCGGCCGCGTCCTGCGGCCCGACGGAACCGGCGCGCGGGCGCTGCTCATCGACCTCTGCGGCGTCGTGCACCAGCACGGCCTGCCCGACGAGGACCGCGTGTGGAGCCTCGACGGGATCAAGCGCACCGCCGAGGCCACGCAGTGGATCCGGCAGTGCGCGGTCTGCGGCAGCGTCTTCGAGGGGCAGGAGTGGCCCGAGACCTGCCCGAGCGGGCACCCGTTCCCGGCCCGGCCGCCCCGCAAGGTCAAACCCGAGGAGGTCGCGCGCGTCACCTCCGTCGTCTCCCGCGGCGAGCAGCAGCGCTACTTCGACGAGCTCTCCCGCGCCGCCGAGCGCAACGGCTGGAAGGTCACTGCGGTGGGCATGCGCTTCAAGATGCGCTTCGGGTTCTGGCCCGCCGGCTTCCGCGCCTCGCGCGCCGGCGACGTCACCGAGCGGGGGGCCGTCGGATGAGCGAGCGGGACCTGCAGCACGAGGTGCGGCTCGCGCTCGGGCGCATCGAGTGGCTCGTGCTCTGGCGCAACAACTGCGGCGTCGCCGAGCACTGGAACGGGCGCAACGCGCAGCGCGTCGTGTACGGGCTCGCGCCCGGCTCCGCGGACCTCGTCGGCATCGTCACGATGCTCGATGGCACAGGGCGCTTCGTCGCCCTCGAGCTCAAGTCCTCGAGCGGGCGTACGACGCCCGAGCAGCGGCAGTGGCTTGCGCTCGTGAACCGGATGGGTGGCTACGGGGTGGTCGTGCACTCGGTCGAGGAGGCCCTCGCGGCCGTCGAGATGGCACGGCTCGGAGACGTCGAGAGCGACGCAGGGGCCCTGGGATGAACGCGTCGAGAGCAGCGGTGGTGACGCCCTTGAGGACGAAGGAAGACCCGTTCGCGGGGATGGACACGGCGCTCGTGCGCTCGACGCTCGTGGCGAAGGGCTGGCCCGACGCGGCGCTCGGGACCGACGGCGACGGGCTCACCCTGATGCTGGGCGACGAGCTCGTGGCGGTGGTCACGACGGGAGTCGACGGCCAGGCCGCGCTCGACAAGATCACCGCCGCGCACGGCGCGCTCCCGCGCACCCCGACGCTCACGCACATGGACGGCGAGCGGCGGACGGTGCGGATCTTCCGGGCGCCGGGCGGTCAGCGGCTGCCGAACGCCGAGAACCTCCACGGCGCCGCCGGCGGCGTGTCGGTGGTCTCCGGAGGGACGCAGCCGCTCCCGCCGCGCAACGGCTACAACAACGTCTGGGCGACCTGGGACAAGGCCAACCACGCGGCCACCCGCGCCATCGCAGAGCTGCCGGAGTGGCTCGCCGACGCCGCCCGCGACCCGCTCGCAGCCGCCAAGCTCGCGACGACCGTCCGGCCGACGAAGGGGATGCTGCGCGAACTCGCGTCGTGGGAGTCGAAGCTCGTTCGCTCCCGCGGCAAGACCGTCAATACCTTCGGCAACGTCATGAAGATCTTCCGTGACGCGCCCTGCTACTCGGGGCGCTTCCGGCTGAACCTCATGACCCAGGGCGTCGAGTTCGAGTCGAAGCACCTCCCCGAGGGGCGCCTCGGCGCCTTCCGCGAGGAGATCGAGGACGCCCCCTGGGGCGGCTTCTCCCCGAGCGAGGCCTCGGTCATGCAGGCCATCCGCGCCCTCGCCGAGGAGCAAGCGCACCACCCGGTGCGGGAGTACCTCGGGCGCCTCGCGTGGGACGGCGTCCCGCGCCTCGACACCGTCGCGAGCGAGCTGCTCCGCGTGCAGGACCCCGACGCGCTGACCGTGACCATGGTGCGCCGCTGGTTCATCTCCGCAGTGGCGCGCGCCCTCGACCCGGGGTGCCAGGTCGACACCGCGCTCGTGCTCATGGGCGAGCAGGGCCTGCGCAAGTCGTCGTTCTTCCGCGCCCTCGCCGGCGAGTGGTTCGCCGACACCGAGATCCGCATCGGCGACAAGGACGCCTACGGGCAGATCCACGCAGCATGGATCACCGAGTGGGGCGAGATCGACCGCATCACGACGCAGCGCCATGCCGGGGAGGTGAAGGCGTTCATCAGCCGCAGGTCGGACCTCTTCCGCCCGCCGTACGGCCGCACCACGGCGAACTTCCCCCGCTCGTGCGTGCTCGTGGGGAGCACGAACGAGTCGGAGTTCCTCACGGACCCCACCGGTTCGCGCCGGTTCTGGGTGGTGCGGGTGACCGAGGTCATCGACGCGAACGCTGTCGCCGCCATCCGCGACCAGCTCTGGGCCGAGGCCACCGCTGCCTACCGCGCCGGCGAGATCCACTACCTGGGCCACGACGAGGACAAGGCCCGCGAGCTCGCCGCCGAGCAGTACCGCGTGCGCGATGCCTGGGAGAACGTCATCGAGGAGTGGATCGAGTCGCGCTGGCGAGCGCACCGCCTCGAGACGGGCCAGACACTCCTCACCACCGCCATCGTCCTGCGCTTCGCCCTCGGCATGGAGCCGAAGCACATGGACCGGGCCTGCACCATGCGCGTCGGGCGCTGCATGGCTGCGCTCGGGTACACGAACCGCCGCGTGCGCGTCCCGCAGCACCAGGGGCGCCTCTATGCCGACCCATCCAACGAACCCGCGCGCCTCGTGCACGCCTGGGAAAGCCTCTCCACGCCCGAGCGCTCCATCGAGGAGGACGATGAAACGCCTATTTTCTGAGGGTGTTCCGACCTGTTCCGACCTTGTTCCGACCTTGTTCCGACCTCACACCGCGGAAAACAAGGGTGTTCCGACCGTTCCGACCTCGCGTGCACGTACGCGCACGACCCCGAAGCTGGCCGCCGCTCCGAAAACGACCCTCCTACTTCCTGGAAATAGGTCGGAACAGTCGGAACAGTCGGAACAATGCTGGAAAACAAGGGTCGCGAGGTGTTCCGACCTGACGGAACATTCTGCGGGAGGTCGGAACATCCGCCCGCAGCCCCAGCAGGGCGCCAGGACGGGGCGGCAGGGGCACGGACACGTCGGGCATGCTGGGAGGGCGCTGTGATGGCGGCGGAGTCCCCCTGCTGCACGCTCTGCACGACGTCGCGGTTGTACCGCCGCGGGCTCTGCAGGAGCTGCCACCGCAAGCTCAGCGAGGCAGGAATCGAGCTCCCTCCCGCGAACGGTGGGCATCCGGCGTTCGTCCAGTGGCTGCGACGCTGGCCGGCCGAGCAGCAGCAGAAGCTCAAGGACGCCTTGTTGCTGATCCTGACGGAGGGCACCCGGTGACTGCGACGAAACGCAGCCAACCGCATCCGCGCCGTTCCGACGCGACGAAGCTCTCGCGGGCCGTGCGGCTCATCGCCGAGGGCATGTCCGAAGCCGACGCCGCGAAGAAGGTGGGTGTGCACCGCACGACGGTTCACCGCTGGCGCGCGACCGCGGCCGGCGCCGAGGCGATGGAGAAGGCCCGCGCCGACGTCGAGCGGGCGTTCCAGAGCACCGTCGAGCAGGCCCGCACGCGGCTCATGCACGGCGCGCTGAAGGCCACCGAGCGCCACCTGCAGATCCTCGAGGCAGGCGAGGACGCCGACGCGCTGCGCGCCATCGCCATGCTCTACGACCGCGCCGGCCTTCCCGCGAAGGGCCTCGCCGAGGTCACGCTGGCGCCCGCGTTGGACCTCGCGAAGCTGTCGCCCGAGGAGTTCGAGCAGCTCCGGCGCCTGAGCGCGAAGGCGAGGCCCGAGGGATGAGCGCCGCGGTGCAGATCGGGTTCACCGACGCGGACCTCGACCGCGAGGCCGTGCGCCGGTACGGCCTGCGGGAGTTCGTCCGCCTTGCGTGGCCCCAGGTGGAGCCCGCGCCGCTCGTGTGGGGCTGGCACCTCGACGCGGTGTGCGAGCACCTCGAGGCAGTCACGCGCGACGAGATCACCGCCCTGGTGATCAACGTCCCGCCCGGGTGCTCGAAGTCGTTGACCGTCTCCACGCTCTGGCCCGCGTGGGTCTGGACCCGCGATCCGCGCTGGCGCTGGATCGCCGCGAGCTACGACCGCCTGGTGGCCCAGCGCGACGCCCGCCGCCACCGCGAGCTCGTCGCCGGCGACTGGTGGTCCGCGCGCTGGCCCGGCGTGTCGATCCCGAGCGGCTCCACGGCATCGACGGCGGTGGGGTTCTTCGCGAACAACGCCGGGGGCAGCCGGTACACGACCACGGTGCGCGGTTCGGTGACGGGGCAGCACGGCGATGCGCACATCGTCGACGACCCGCACGACCCGCAGGGCGTCGCCTCGGCGGCCGAGCTCGAGGAGACCCTCGCGTGGTGGCGCGAGACCATGCCGACGCGGTTCCGCGACCCGCGGCACCCGCGACGCGTCCTCGTGATGCAGCGCCTGCACGACCGCGACCTCTCGCAGGAGCTGATCCGCGAGGGCGCGACGGTGCTGTGCCTGCCGATGCGCTTCGAGCGCGCGCACCCCCAGCGCTGGCACCGGGACCCGCGCAGCGTCGAGGGCGAGCTGCTCGTCCCCGAGCGCTACTCGGCGCCAGCCGTCGGCGCCCTCGAGGAGCGCCTCGGCCCACGTGCGACCGCCGCGCAGCTCCAACAGCGCCCCGCGCCCGCCGGCGGGTCGATCCTGCGCGAGGAGTGGGTCCGGTATTGGACCGAGCTCCCCACCGGCGGCACCTGGGCGATCTCCGTCGACGCCGCGTTCAAGGGCGCCAGCACGTCCGACTTCGTCGTGATCCAGGTGTGGTGCTCGGTGGGACCGAACCACTACCTCGTCGACCAGGTGCGCGCGCGCCTCGACTTCGTGCGCACGATCGCCGAGCTGCTCGCGGTGGTGCAGCGCTACCCGCAGGCGCTGCTGAAGTTGATCGAGGCGAAGGCCAACGGCCCGGCCATCGTCAGCGCGCTGCGCGACAAGCTGCCGGGCTTCGTCGAGGTCGAGCCCGACGGAGGCAAGGAGGCGCGCACGCACGCCGTCGAGCCGCTCTTCGCTGGCGGCAACGTGTTCCTCCCGCACCCGACGGACAGCCGGTACGCCGACGGGCGCCGCGGCGCGCCGTGGGTGCCGGGGTGCGTACACGAGCTCGTGACGTTCCCCGCGGCCGCCAACGACGACCAGCTCGACGCGTGCACGCAGTACCTCAACCACGTCGCGCTCCAGGGTGGAGCGCTCATCGAAGCCGCCATGCAGGCATGGCGAAAGGGATTCTGATGGACTTCATGGATCGTGTTCGGTCGGCCCTCTCGGAGCGCGTCGACGGCTGGGTGAACCTCCTCACGGGCGTCGGCACCGGGAGGTCCAAGGGGCTGTCGTTCGTGCAGCCGGACCGGCTGGCCGACGCGGAGCTCGAGGCGCTCTTCATCGGCGACCCGTACGCCAACCGCATCTGCCGCGTCGTCCCCGAGGAGGCGATCCGCCAGGGCTACGTCATCCGCTGCGGCGACGCCGCGATGGAGACCGCCATCGCCGACATGCACCGCCGGTGGCGCACCGACGAGCGCCTGGCTGGCGCCTGGACCTGGGCGCGGGTCTTCGGCGGGGGCGCAGTGTTCGTCGGTGCCGACGACGGGCAGGACCCGATGATGCCGCTCGACACGGCGCGCATCCGGTCGATCCGGTTCCTGGTCACGCTCGACCGCCGGGACCTCGTGCCGCTCACCTTCATCAGCGACAAGCTCGCGCCGAACTACGGCGACCCCGAGACGTTCCAGTTGATCCGCTACGCCGCCGGCGGGGCCGCGGCGAACGCCATCGTGCACGCGTCGCGCATCGTGCGCTTCGAGGGTTCGCTCACGACGCTGCGGCGCCGGGTGCAGCTCCGAGGCTGGGGCGAGAGCGAGCTGCAGCGCCTGTACGACGTCCTCGCGAAGTTCAACGGGAGCTGGGAGGCCACCGGCGCGCTGCTCATGGAGGCGTCGCAGGGCGTCTTCAAGATGAAGAACCTCTTCGCGATGATGGCGTCGGACAAGCGCGACGTGCTCAAGACGCGCCTCGAGATGATGGACCTCGCGCGCTCGGTGTCGCGCTCGATCCTCGTCGATGCCGACGGCGAGTCCTTCGAGCGCATCGAGGTCGGAGCGCTCACCGGCCTCGCGCAGGTCCTCGACAAGTTCCTGCTCATGCTCGCCGGGGCCGCGGAGATCCCGGTCACGATCCTCATGGGGCAGGCGCCGGCGGGCCTCTCAGCAACCGGCGACAGCGACGTGCGGTGGTTCTACGACCGGGTGAAGAGCGCGCAGGCGTCAATCCTCGGGCCGCGGCTGCTGCACCTCACGCGGCTCATGCTGGCGGCGCACGACTCCCCCACCGGTGGCGTCGTGCCCTCGGATCTGTCGGTGGAGTTCGCGCCGCTCTGGCAGATGACGCCGCTCGAGCAGGCGACGCTCCGCAACCAAGTGGCCCAGACGGACACCGCGTACATCACCGCGGGGGTGCTCACGCCCGAGGAGGTCGCGACGAGCCGGTTCCGCGATGACGGGTGGAGCGCAGAGACGAACGTCGACCTCGGCGTGCGGCGCGCGGCCCAGGCAGCCGACGAGGCGGCGACGAGCGGGGCCGCAGCCGATGCGGCGCCCGCGGTGCCGACGGCGGCGTGATCACGCTCGAGCAGATCCAGCACCGGCGGCGCGTGGTCGAGGCTTCGCGCCGTCGGCACGTGCCCCGGAGGCTGCCGGTGGCCCCGCCACCGCGTGGCGCCGTCGTGCAGTACACCGCGGTGCTGCACGGCATCACGCGGCAGCTCGATGACGCCATCCACGCCGAGCTCGTGTCGCTCGGCGTCGTGCCTCGACGCGACGCGGCCGACGGCAGCGGCGGGCCGGTGAACCCCGGCGCCATCGCGGCGCGCATCCAGCGCATCGCCGAGCGGATCGTCGGGAGCAAGGACTTCCTGCGGTCGCTCGACGGCATCGCGGGGAACGTGCAGTCGTTCAGCCGCGAGCAGTTCCAGCGGCAGGTGCGCGCGGCCCTCGGCGTGGACCTCCCCGACGCGGACCCGTCGTTCCACGGGATCATCCACGGGTTCCGGCAGGAGAACACGGCGCTCATCAAGACCCTCGCCGACGACAAGGTGTCGCGGGTGCGGCGGGTGCTCTTCGAGGCCGGATCGTCGACGCGCGTCGAGGACATCGCGGCGCGGCTCCAGGAGGAGACCGGCATCACCGACCGCCACGCTGCGCTCATCGCCCGCGACCAGGTGCTGAAGCTGAACGGCGCCATCACGGCGAAGCGCCACGCCGACGCCGGCATCACGACGTACATCTGGCGCACGAGCCGCGACGGGCGCGTGCGCGAGGGGCACCGCGAGCTCGAGGGCACGCGACAGGACCCGAAGAACCCGCCGGTGGTGTTCGTGCCGCCGCCGGGCAGCCGGCAGAAGGAGCGGCGGGCGAACCCCGGCCAGGACTTCCAGTGCCGGTGCACCATGGAGCCGGTCATCGAGGGCTTCGACGACGACGTGCCGGTGGGCGGGCGCGAGGCCGGCACGAGCTCGCCGATCGCCTGGAGCCCGGTGCACGGGACCGTCGAGGCGACGTTCAAGCGGCATGGGTACGAGCCGCCGGCGCGGCTGATCCCGCCGCCGCTGGCGGTGCAGCACCCGACCGGCAACGACGTCGCGAAGCTGAGGAGACGGATCGTCGAGGCCAGTGGCCGAACGACAGACACCGAATCGCGGCAAGGTCGACGAAGGACTCCGCTGGAGGTCCCAGCCGCACCAGCACGGTTAGCGCCGGGCGACGAGACGCTTCCGGAGATCCTGCGCCGTCGCATTCCGAGCGTTCCGAGCTTCGAGAGCTCGAAGCTCGTGCACGAAGCGGTGAACGTCGAAGAGGGACACCACGCTCCGGTCGTCAGGGCGGCCCTCGACATCGTTTCTCGGGTGCATCGCGATGGCGTCCTCGAGCCGATCACCGCGACCAGCGGGGAGCTCGCCGATGGAGTTTCCGCCGTGTACCGGTCCTTCGAAGGCGTACCCATGAGCATCACCGTCAGCGTGAACGCTGCGCGCCCGCACCTCGAGACGCTGCACGAACTCGGGCACTTCATTGATCACTCGGGGCACGGGACGCTGGCAGGGTTTGCGTCGGAGACCGAGCCGCTGTTCGGCGATTTGATGAACGCGATTCACTCGACGCCGACCGTGGCGCGCCTGCGGGCGATGCGAGAGGGCAAGTTCATTTCCCCGAGCGGCGTCTCCTTCGACGTCGACCCTGGCAGCCTTGCCCAGCACACGGAAAATGTCCGGTACGCACTCGAAAACCGTGAGCTCTTCGCGCGGGCTTACGCGCAGTTCATCGCCACCGAGAGCGGCCACCCGACGCTGCGCCGGGAGCTTCTACATGCGCTGGAATCGTTCGAGGGGAAGGCCTATGGTTCGCATTGGAGCGACGATGAGTTCAAACCCATCCGAGACGAGTTCACCCGCCTCTTCCGAGCCCTCAAGTGGGCCCGATGATCTGGAGCGCGTCCGGGTCCTGATGGAGGAACTCAACCTCACGGAAGAGCAGGCGTGGCACGCGCTTCGCCATGGGCTGAATTTCAAGGACCCCGAGGTCGCGAAGCGCATGGCTGGCGACGACCCGCATGCGCTGCATCGGCTGATGCACGGGCCCACTTCGGACGTGGAGTGGCTGTAGCTGCACCGCCTGACCCACCTCGCGAGCCAGCACCATCTAGCGCCCGCCTGCCGCTCGCCCGCACCTTGGGGGCGTGCGATTCCACCGCACCGACTTTGCCGGCCCGATCGAGAAGCCCCAGCGCACGCCGCAGGGCGGTCTCTCCGTGCCCGCGAACCTCACGCGCGCCGGGGTGCTCCGCTACCGCGACACCGACGGGCGTGAGTGGGGCGAGCTGCGGCACCCCGACGACGTCTTCGCGGCGGACAGCCTCGCGACGCTTCGCGGCGCCCCCGTGGTGGACCTGCACCCGACGACGCCGGTCACGTCGGAGAACTTCAAGGCGCTGAGCGTCGGCCACGTGCGCGACGACGTCGCCCCGTCCGGTGACTTCGTCGCCGGCGGCGTGGTGGTGCAGGACGCCGAGGAGGTGCGCCGCGTCGAGGCCGGCGAGCGCCGCGAGGTGAGCTGCGGGTACACCTGCACCATCGACGCGACGCCCGGGGTCTGGAACGGCGAGCGCTACGACCAGCGGCAGCGGGAGATTCGCTACAACCACGTCGGGCTCGGGCCCACGGGGTGGGGCCGTGCGGGGAGCGAAGTCTCGCTTCGCATGGATGGCGAAGCGGTGCAGGTGCGGCGCGACGAACGCGCGGGAGAGCCCATGAAGAACAAGCTCAAGGTGAAGGGGCGCGAGTTCAAGCTCGACGCCGAGGACGACGTCGCGGCCGCGCAGGGCGCCGTCGACGACCAGACGGCGACCATCGACACGATGGCCGCGAAGCTCCAGGCTGCCGAGGAGGCCCTCAAGGCGGCCATCGGCGAGATCGCGGCGCTCAAGGCCAAGATCGACGCCGAGGAGAAGTCCGAGGCGACGCCGGTCACCGAAGAGGAGGTCCCGGAAGCCGTGGCCGACGCCATCTGCGCGAAGCGCCTGGCGCTCGTCGACGAGGCCCGCCGCTTCGTGACCGACTCGAAGGAGTCGGCGGCGCTGGTGTCGCTGCCCGCGCGCAAGGTGCGCGAGCTCGTCATCGGCAAGGTGTCCCCGACGGTGAAGTGCGACGGGCTCTCCGACGCCGTCGTCGAGGGCATGTACCGCATGGCGGTCTCGGGCGGCGTGAGCCGCAACGACGCGCTCGGCAACGCCCACGCTGCGGCGTTCGACCCGACGCGCAACGACGGCGACGAAGACCCGGCGGCGACGAGCCGCGCGGACACCACCGCCCGCTGGCAGAAGCCGCTCGCGATGAACGCGGCGAGGAGCTGACCCGATGACTTCGAACAACGTCCAGACCTCGTACCCGGCGAACCCGGGCGGCGCCTACGCGGGGCAGCTCGCGGACTCGGGTGCCATCGACGTGCAGAGCGGCATCGCCGACGCCGACATCGTCGCGGGCATCGTGTGCGTGCGCGACAACGCCGGCCAGGGCGTCGCCCCGCCGTCCGCCGCCGCGGCGAGCGCCACCGCGATCCTCGCGAGCGGCGGCACGTCGACGGGCGGCACGCAGACCCTCACCGCGGCGCTGAACGGCGCCGTCGGTCGGACGGCGATGGTCCCGCCGCGGAACATCACCTTCACGTTCAGCTCGCACTCCGACTGGGACGCGACGACGGCCACGGTCACCGGCCTCGACGCCGACGGCGAAGCGCTCTCCGAGGACTTCTCGATCCCGAACGGCGGCAACGCCACGGTCACGGGCACGAAGCTCTTCGCGTCGGTCACCTCGGTGTCGATCCCCGCGCAGTCGGGCACCGGCGGGACGTTCACCATCGGCACCGGGACGCTCGTCGGTGACATGACCCGCCACGTGGTGGGCGCGTCGCTCTACGACTCGACGAAGGCCCCCGGGCCGTTCAGCTCCGGCAACACCGTCCCGCTCGTCCGCCGCGGCCGCATCTGGCTGCAGAGCGATTCCGGCAACCCCGACGACCCGGTGTGGGTGCGCGTGTCGGCCTCGGGCGCCCAGGTGCTCGGCGCGGTGCGCGGCAGCTCGGACGGGAACACCTGCACGCGCCTCCGCGGCGCGGTCTTCCGTTCCACCACCTCGAACGGCATCGCCGTCGTCGAGCTCAACCTTCCGCGCTGAGGACGACCATGAAGCGATCGATCCGGTTCGACATGTACCTCGCGGCGATCAACGACATCGCGCGCCGCGACACCACGCACCGCTACGACGCCAACGAGACGGCGACCTTCGCACGCCAGCTCGAGGACATCGATGCGCAGCTCTACCGGGTGCAGTACCCGACGCTGAAGGGTTCGCTGCTCGTGCCCGTGAAGGCCGACATCGACCCGGGCGCCGAGCAGTACACGTACCGGATCATGGACTACGCCGGCACGGCGTCGGTGATCGCGAACTACGCCGACGACCTGCCGCGGTCCGACATCCAGGGCCGCGAGGTGAAGAACAACCTCTTCGGCATCGGCGCCGCGTACGGCTACTCGCTGCAGGACCTGCGGCGCAGCAAGTTCACGGGCCTGGGCCTCGAGGTCGAGCGCGCCATGGCGGCCCGCGAGGTCCTCGCCCGCAAGCACGACGCGATCATCGCGACGGGCGACAGCGGCATGGGCGTCACCGGGTTCCTGAACAACGCCGACGTGCAGCTCGTCACCGCAGCGTTCGGCAACTGGATCGGCGGCACCGCGACCGCCGACCAGGTCACGCAGGACCTGTTCAAGATGGAGCGGACGATCATCACCGACAGCAAGGGAGTCGAGATGCCCGACACGCTGGTGCTGCCGCCGTCGCTCTACGCCTACGCGTCGACGGTGCGCATCGCGAACACCGAGGTCTCCGCGCTCGAGTACTTCCTCAAGAAGAGCTCGGGCATCAAGAGCGTGGACCAGTGGTACCCGCTCGAGACCGCGGGCGCCGGCAGCGTGCCGCGCATCGTGGCGTACACGCGCAACCCGATGAAGCTCCAGTCGCTCATGCCGCTGGAGTTCAACCAGTCCGCCCCGGAGGCGCGCAACCTCGCGTTCGTCATCAACTGCGACGGGCGCGCCGGCGGCGTGATCTTCCGGTACCCGGGCAGCGCCCGGTACATGGACGGGTGCTGAACGTGAAGGCGCTCAACCGCCACACGTCGGCCGTCGACGGCGTCGCCCCCGGCACCGTCGGCGAGTTCCCCGACGGCAATCCGAGCGTGAAGGTGCTCGTCGCGGCCGGGCTGCTCGTGCCCGTCGCGCCGCCTCCGGCGCCCGCGGCGGACCCTGCCCCGCCGCCCCCGGCGAGGACGTCGCGGGCTGCCGGCAAGAACGCGGCGGAGGGCTGATCGCGTGGCGTGGACCGCGTCGACGTTCAAGTCCCGGTGGTCGGAGTTCGCTCCGACGCCGGACTCGCTCGTCGACGCGGTGCTCGCCGAGGCCTTCGAGGAGGTCGACGAGCGCGTCTATGGCACCAAGGCCGACCACGCCGTGGGGCTCCTCGCTGCGCACAAGCTGTCGGTGTCCCCGCAGGGCCAGCAGGCCCGCCTCGACCCGAAGGAGGCCGGCAGCGCCCCGCACGGCACGACGATGTACGGCCTCGAGTTCGACGCCCTCGCGCGCAGCGTCGGCGGCGGTCCGTGGGCGTTCGGGATGACGCCATGAGCGGGCGCGTCACGACGACGGACCGCGGCGCGAAGGACATGCTCCGTCGGGCGCACGAGCTCGCCGGCGGCATGCGGGTGAAGGTCGGCATCCTCGACGATGCGCCGAAGGACGTACACCCCGGCGAGAAGCCGTCTTCGCTGACGCTCGTCGAGATCGCGGCCACGCACGAGTTCGGATCCCCCGAGCAGGGCATCCCGCAGCGCTCGTTCATTCGTGCCACCATCGACGAGCACCGGGCCAAGATCACGAAGCTCTCCGTGGTCCTTGCGAAGGACGTCCTCACCGGCAAGCGCACCGCCGAACAGGCCCTGGATGCGCTCGGCGCGAAGGTCGCAGGCTGGATGCAGAAACGCATCGCCGATGGGATCCCGCCACAGCTCAAGCCCGAGACGCTGAAGCGCAAGACCGTGAACGGCGCCGTGGGCGACGTGCCGCTCGTCGATACCGGGCAACTCAAGTCCTCCATCGCCTGGCTCGTCGAGAAGGGAGTCGAGGGCTGATGGACCTCGAGCACATCGAGCCCGCCCTTTGCGCACTGGTGGCCCAGGTCACCGGCATCGAGGCGTCGTGCGTGGTCTTCGAGAACGCCCCGCGGCCGCGCTTCAACACGTTCCTCGCGACGCTGTCGTGGGTGTCCATCGTGGGCGCCGGCGTCGACGAGACGCAGTGGGACTTCGCGGCCGACGCGGACCCACTGCAGGAAATGACCCCGTCGGTCGTCGGCCAGCGGAAGGCTGTGCTGCAGATCTCCGTCGAGGGGCTGTCGCAGCTCACCGGGCAGACCGCGCGCGCGGTGCTCGAGCTCGCGCGCACGCGCATGCAGGCGCCGAGCTCGCTGGCCGCGCTGCGGGCCGTGGAGCTCGCGTTCGCCGGCGCCGAGGCCGTGCTCGCGGCGGACTACGTCGTCGACGGCCGCTGGCACCCGCGCGCGACGCTCGACGTCCACCTGAACGCCGTCTCGCGCATCACCGATGCGGCGGGGCGCTCCTCGTACATCGCCACCGTCGGGGCCGTCTCGACGATCCAGAACCCTGACGGGACGACCGCTCCCGCTTCGATCCAGCCCGGAGGCATACTGCCGTGAGCTTTCTCGACGATCTCGTCTCGGTGAACATCTCGGCGACCACCCGCACGGTGTCGCGCACGGGCTTCGGCACGCCGCTCTTCGCGACGTACCACCAGCGCTTCGCCGACCGCGTGCGGTCGTACGCGGACCTCGAGGGCATGCGCGCGGACGGGTTCCAGTCCGACGAGCCGGCGTACCTCATGGCGGCGGCTGCGTGGTCGCAGAGCCCCCGCCCGAGCGCCATCAAGATCGGACGGCGCGCGAGCGCCTTTTCGCAAGTCCTGAACATCAACGTCCCGGCGTCCCCGCTCGGCGGTGACATCTTTTCGGCGACGGTCGACGGCATCGACTGCACGTACACCGCGGCGTCGAGCACATCGCAGGGCGCGGTCTGCACGGGCCTCGCCACAGCCATCAACGCGCTCGGCGTGGCCGACGCGATCCTCGCGAGCGGCGGGGCCTCGTCCGGCAGCAGCCAGGTGCTCTCCGGCGCGGCGCTGAACGGCAGCGTGGGCCGCGGGGCGATGCTGCCGGCGCGGGTGCTCACGGTCACCCTGTCGGACCACGTGGACTGGCACGCGACGACGGGCACGATCCGCGGGCTCGACGTCGACGGCCGCGCCATCACCGAGACGTTCGCGATCCCCAGCGGCGGCGACGCGACCGTGGCGCTGGCAAAGCGCTTCGCGCGGGTCACCGAGATCGACATCCCGGCGCAGGGCGGCACCGGCGGCACTTTCACCGTGGGCGTCCGCGCGCCGGTCGTGGCCGTGGGCTCGTCGGGCACGCACGTCGCGTGCACGGCGCCGGCGGGCGAGCTGCACTCCTTCGCGGCCACGGAGAACCTCTCGCTGACGACGGCGACGGCGGACCCCGGCATCGCCGCGGACCTCGCCGCCATCGCGGCTTTCGACAACGCGTGGTACGGCCTCGCGCTCGACTCGCAGGGCAAGGCGGAGATCGAAGCCGCCGCCGCGTGGGTCGAGCCGGCCCGCAAGATCTTCGTCGCGCAGACCGCGGACGCCGCGTGCGGCGATCCGTCGTCGAACTCCGACGTGCTCTTCGACCTGAAGGCCACCGGCTACGCGCGCACCCTCGGCGTCTTCTACCCGGCCCTCGGCGCGGAGGACGCGCAGCTCGCGGCGGCGCTGCTCGGGAACCGTCTCCCGGCCGACCCCGGTTCGGACACGTGGGCCTACAAGACCCTCGTGGGCGTGCGGGTGCGGCCGGTCTCGTCGACGGTCCACGACGCCGTCCTCGCGAAGAACGGCAACACCTACGAGGCGCCGGCGGGCACGGGGATCACGTACCCTGGCGTGACCGCGGCGGGCGAGTTCATGGACGTCACGCGGGGCCTCGACTGGTTCCGCGCGCGCATGCAGGAGCGCATCCTCGCCGCGCAGACCGCGAACGCGAAGATCCCCTTCACCGACGCCGGCATCGCGATCCTCGTCACCGAGACCCGCGCGCAGCTCACCGAGGGCGTGCGCGTGGGGCTCTTCGACGTGACGCCGAAGCCCGTCGTGACGGCGCCGCGAGCGATCGAGGTCGACACCACCGACCGACAGAACCGCAACCTCCCGAGCCTCTCGTTCAGCGCGAAGCTCGCCGGGGCCATCCACTCCATGACCGTCAGCGGCACCGTGTCCGCGTGAGGTGAGCCGTGCCTGCAACGAAGACCCATGATCCGAGCCAGATCCACGCGACCTTCGCGGGCCGCGCTCTCTTGACCGGCTGCGCCGAGGGGGAGTTCCTGACGACGGAGTTCCTGCACGAGCTCTACACGCTCAAGGTCGGCGCGGACGGCGAGGTCACGCGCGTCAAGAGCGCGAACCGCACCGGCAAGATCGTCGTGAAGTGCATGCAGACCTCCGACACGCACAAGCTCTTCACCCAGCTCTACGCGGTGTCGCTGGCGAGCGTGAACGGCTCCGACATCGCCGCGTTCGAGATGCGCGACCTGAACGGCGGGCTCCTCGAGCATGCCGACCAGACGTGGATCTCGAAGGCGCCGACGAACGGCCAGGGCGCCGACGTCGCCGAGCGCGAGTGGGAGCTCACGTGCTCCGAGCTCGTGCGCGAGGTCGAGGAATGAGCCTCACGGCCGCCACGCAGTCGAAGACCATCGACGGCGCGGAGTACGTCGTGCGGCACCTGCCGCCGCTCCAGGCGCTGCAGATCCTCGCGCGCGTCACCGGCATGGCCGCGGCGGGCTTCACGAGCATGAAGCAGCTCCGCGACGTGGCGTCGGTCTTCGTCATGGGCGTCGGCAACGTGCTCATGCGCATGGACGACGAGTCCGTGGCGGTGCTCGTGAACGCGCTCAAGGACGTCACCACGGTGCGCGAAAACGGCAAGGCAGTGCCGCTGGCGTCGGTGTTCGACCTGCACTTCGAGGGGCGCCTCCCCGCGCTGCTGGCCTGGCTCAAGTTCGCGGCGGAGGTGACGTATGGCCCTTTGGGCCCGATGCTCCAGCGGGAGCTCGCGAAGCAGGACCCCGACGAGGCACCGGCGGCAACCTGATCCGGATCCCCGGGCACATCCCGTGGGTGCTCCATCGGATCGCGGTGTCGGGCGTCTACCACGACTCCTTCGAAGCCATCGCCACGCGGTGGACGCTCGCAGAGGTGCGCGACGCGCACATGATCCTCGACGCGCTCGACGCGGCGCGGCCGGAGGGGTGAACGATGTCTGACGGCGCGCTCAGGTCGATCTTCGCGGAGTTCGGCTTCGACGTGGACGTCGAGGAGCTCGAGAAGCTCGAGGCCGTCGTCCAGCAGGCCGCGAAGAAGATGGGGCTGCTGCCGAAGGCGGCGGACGCTGCGGCGACGGGCACGTCGTCGAGCCTGCGCGTGGCCGTCGACGCGAAGAGAGCCGCGGCAGCGGCGGACGCGACGGTCGAGGCGCAGTGGACCAGCGACGTCTACGCGAACGCCAAGAAGCGCGCGGAGATCGAGAAGGCCCAGGGCGAAGGGAACTTCACGCGCAAGGCGCCGCGGCACTTCGGCGCCGCGCGGTGGGAGAAGCCCCCGGAGACGAAGTCCTGGGGCGACATGCTCTCGCGGCTCGACGAGTCGACCGCGAAGGGCGTGGGGACGAAGCTGGGCCCCGCGCTCCAGCAGCTCACGCAGCGGTTCCCGGCAGCGGGACGCGCGGCCAAGGCCTTCGGCCTCGACCTGCGCAACACCGAGGTCGCTGGACGCGTCGCCATCGGCGGGACGCTCGCGATGGTGGCGGTGCTCACGCGCGCGGCGCACGCGGCGTTCGACTTCGCCGAGTCGTTCTCGCAGGAGTCCGAGCAGCTCCGCGAGACCGCGCGCGACATGCGCGTCACCACGACCGAGCTGCAGGGCCTCCAGCACGCCGGCGTCGAGTCCGGCGTCGGTGCCGACCGCCTCACGCGCGCCGTCGGTACGCTCGGGGAGTCGCTGCGCAACGCGGAGATCCACGGCTCCGGCGTGGGCTGGGGGCTGCGGCGCATGGGCGTCGACATGCGCGACGCCTCGGGGCAGGTGCGCCCGACGGCCGACGTCCTCGACGACCTGGCGCTGGCCTTCGACCGCGTGCCGTCGCCGACGCACCGCGCGCGCATGGCGATGCAGCTCTTCGGCGCCGACGGGCGGCGGATGCTCAACGTCATGCACGGTGGGCCCGGCGGCATCCGTGCGCTGCGCGAGGAGATGGAGGCGCTCGGCGGCGGCGTCACGCCCGAGGCCGTCGCGGCGGGCCAGGACTTCACCCGGGCCCAGGATCGCATGAAGCGCGCGTCGGACTCGCTTCGCAGCGTCTTGGCGACGGCGTTGCTGCCGGCGCTGTCGTGGATCACGACGAAAGCCGCCGAGCTCGGCGGGTACTTCGCGCGGCTCTCGCGCGGGACGCACGTCGTGCAGGTGGCGCTCATGGCACTCGGCGTCGTCGGGGCGGCGATCGCGGCGGCGCTGCTCATCGCGTGGGCGCCCGTGCTCACACCCATCCTCGCCACGGCTGCCGCGGTGGCGGGGCTGGTGCTCGTCTTCGACGACCTCTGGACGTTCATCGAGGGCGGCGACAGCTCGCTCGGGCGTTTCATCGACTCCATGACCCACGTCGGGGCGTCGGTAGAGATGGCCCGCGCGCTTCGCGAGTCGTGGGCGGAGCTCATCGACACGGTGTCGCGGGCGATCGAGAAGGTCGCGGAGTTCCTCCACCTCACCGAGGCGCCTGCCATCGGTCGCCTCACGAGCCCGCGGCTCGACGGGCGCGCGAACGCTCCCCCGCCGGCGCCCGGGGCGCAGCGCGTGAACCCAGCCTCGCAAGCTGCGCCGACCCCCGACTGGACGATGACCGGGCAGGCCCCGCCGAATGTGCGTGTGGTGCGGGGACGGGTCGCGCGCGGGGGCGCGGGGCTGGCGCGGGGCGGGGCGGCTGCGGCTGCTGCCCGGGGAGCGTCCGTGAGCGCGCCAACCGCGCCCGCGGTTGCCCACGTCGTCGCTGTCCCGGCGCCGGCGGGGCATGCACGGCACAGCTCGCGGTCGGTGACGCAGCACAACACCTTCCACCTACACGGCCCGAGCACCGAGCAGCTCGCGCGGGACGTCGGCAAGGTCCTTACTGAGCAGCAGCGCCGCGAGCGCGATGGCGACCACCCGATCGGAGACGATGACGGATGAGCACGCTCCTCGAATGGACGGCGCAGGGCACGGCGGTGGCGCTCGAGATCGAAGTGACGCCGACGCAGGGCTTCGAGCGCACCGCGGAGGTCACCGAGCACCCGGTGGAGTCGAGCTCGAACGTCGCCGACCACGTGAAGGTCGCCAACGGCGTCGTGTCGCTCGAGGGCGTCATCACGAACACGCCGGTGCTGATCCCTTCGACGCAGATGCGGGGGGTGACGCGCGCAGCGGAGACCGTGCAGGTCGGCCGCGGCGAATTCGTGTCGGTGCAGCAGTGGAGCGGCGTCTTCAACCGTGTTGCGGACTGCGATCGGCTCCTCGACGCGCTGGTGGTCGGCCGCTACGTCGTGCGGCTCACCACGGTGCTGCGCACCGTCGAGAACCTCATCCTGGTCCGGTACAAGGTCGACAAGGATGCCGAGACGGGCGAGTCGATCAACGTCACGCTGGAGCTGAAGCAGCTCCGCATCGCGACCACGGCGCGTGCCCCGGTGCCGGCCGTTCGACGACTCCAGCCGCCGGCCGCACGTGGGCAGCAGCCTGCGGACAACCGCAGCGCGCTCGCGCACCTCGAAGACGGCGGCGCTCCGATGACGCGGGCGCAGCGGGTGGCGCAGTTGCAGCGCATCGCGCAGGGAGGCCACTGATGGCTGCGTACCTCTCGTGTATCCCCAACGGGCAGCCGACATGGACGCAGCGCACCGCGCTCGACGGCGTCGACTTCATCCTCACCTTCGACTGGTGCCAACGGTTCGGGCACTGGAAGCTGGACATCGCGGACGCGCAGGGCGTGGCGATCAAGACCGGCATCGCGCTCACCGCCGACGTGATGCCGTTACTCGGCCTGGTCGACCCGCGGCGCCCGAAGGGTGAGCTGATGGTGGTCGACCGCACCGGCGCGACGGACGTGGACCCGGGATTCGCGGACCTCGGCGGGCGGTTCCTCCTCGCGTACTTCTCCGCTGCGGACCTCGCCGGATGAATCTCTTTCGCCGCGCGTGGCGGGTGCAGGTGGGTTCGCTCGTCGTTGCGGATTCCACGGCGCAGGCGCTCGACGTCACGTTCAAGATCAAGCGCACCCTGGCGACGGGGCACGCGGGGACGTGCGAGCTCGAGGTCTTCAACCTGACGCCGGAGCACCGCCACGAGCTCGTCTCGCTCCCGCGTCGCACGTCGTACGTCGAGGTGCAGGCGGGGTACGTCGAGGGCATGAGCACGCTCTTCCTCGGCGACCTGCGCAAGGCCGTCGTGAAGCGCGACGGCACCGACTACGTGACCACGGTGACGGCGGGCGACGGCGAGCACTCCATACGCACCGCGCGCGTGTCCCGCTCCTTCGCTCCGGGCACGCCGCTGCACGCCGCTGCGGATGCGCTCGCGGAATCCCTCGGCGTCGGCGTCGGCAACGCCCGCGACGCCTTCGCTTCGGCGGCGTTCGCGACGGGAGCCAACGTCTTCGCCGAGGGCGCGACGCTCACCGGCAACGCAGCGTCGGAGCTCACCCAGCTCTGCAACGCCGCGCGGCTCACCTGGTCGGTGCAGGACGGGAACCTCCAGCTCCTGCCCCTTGGCGGGGCGCTCGAGCGGACGGCCATCCTGCTCTCCGAGGACACCGGCATGGTGGGCGCGCCGGAGATCGTCAACCGGCGGACCATCACCGTGACCGCGCTCCTGCAGCCGGGCCTCGTTCCAGGGCAGCAGGTGGTGGTGCGCTCCAGCGTCGAGTCCGCGCGCGGCACGCCGGCGCTCTCGGCGGGCGCGTGGCGCATCACCGAGGCCGAGTACGCGGGCGACACCAACGGGGGCGAGTGGTACGCGAAGCTCACCTGCCACCGGCCGCTCCCGCCGCTGGTCGGGCCGCCGAATGGAGGTGCCGTATGAGCGGCGAACGCATGCCGTTTCCGACGCAGCGCGAGGTCATCCAGGCGCTCATCGAGCAGGCGCTGCTCGATGTTCACGTTGCGCTGCCTGGGCGCGTGCAGTCCTACGACGCGACGATGCAGACCGCGGACGTCGTCGTGCAGGTGCAGCACCGTTACCCGGACCCGGGGGGCTCGGGGGACTACCTCGCGGAGAGATTCCCGGTGATCCCGTCGGTGCCCGTGCTCTTCCCCCGCTTCGGGCGGTGGTTCCTCGCGGCATCCGTTGCCGCCGGCGACCCGGTGCAGCTCCTCGTGAACTCGGCGTCCATCGCCGACTGGCGCGCGGGCGACGGCCGGCCGCAGATGCCGAGCGACATCCGGCGGCACCACATCTCGCATGCGGTGGCCCTGGGCGGCCTCGACACGCGCGAGAACGCCCTGCGCCACGCGCCGCCGTCGGCCGAACCAACGAGCGCAGAGGCCTGCCTCACGATCGGCACCGACGACGCGGCGGGCACGCGCATTTCGATCTATGGCGACAAGCGGGTGGCGCTGACGCAGGGGTCATCGGTAGTCCTCGAGGTCGACGCTGCGGGCGTCGTGCATCTCGGTGGCCCAGCGGGGCAGCTCGTGGCGCTGGCCGCGTTGGTGAAGAGCAACCTCGACGCGCTGAAGGCCATCTTCGACTCGTGGTCGCCGGTGCCGAGCGACGGCGGCATGGCGCTGAAGACGCTGCTCAACGGTTGGACCGTTCAGGACGTCGCCGCCGTGAAGACGAAGGCGACCTAGCGGCTGACCCACCTCGCGAGCCAGTAGCATCTAGCTCGCGACCGACAGCACTGTGCACGCTGGCCGCGTGCGGACGCTCGCGCTCGACCTGGTAACCGGTGACCTGCGTCTCGACGCCGGCTCACTGGTCGTCGTCGACGGCGCTGACGCGCTCGCGCAGCGCATCCGGTGCCGCGTGCGCCTCTGGCTCGGCGAGTGGTTCGCCGACACGTCCATCGGCGTCCCGTGGCAACAGATCCTCGGGACGAAGAACGCGCAGAGCTTCGCCGAAGCGACGCTCCGTCGCGTCGTCGCGACGTGCCCCGGCGTGTCCCACGTCGACGCGTTCTCCTTCGCCTTCGACGGCCCGCGGCGCGCGGCGGCGGTGGGCTTCCGTGTGACGGCCACCGACGGCACCGTCGTCGAGGACGGCGGGTTCCGCGTCGACGCAGCCACCGTATCGGGGGCACTCCCGTCATGACCTACGGGATCACGCCGACGGGCATCACGATCCCGACGGCCGCGGAGATCCTCGCGGACGTCGAGGCGCGGCAGCGCTCCGCGCCGGCGCTCGGCATCGACGTCGACGTGTCGCCCGAAGGCCCGCTCGGCGTCCTGAACGGCATCGTCGCGGCGAAACTCCGCGAGGTATGGGAGGCTGCGGCGGCGCTCTACGCCGCGCGCCGCCCGTCGACGGCATCCGGAGACCAGCTCGACGCGGCGTGCGAGGTCACCGCCATCGCACGTCAGGCCGCGACCTACGGCAAGGTCACGCTGACCCTGTCCGTCGCGGCGCACTCCACGGTCCCCGCGGGTTCCGTCGCACGCATCCCTGTGCAGCCGTCGAACCGGTGGGTCACGCTGGCCGACGCGACCAACACCGGCGGCGCCACCGCGAGCATCGACGTCGCAGCCTCGAGCGAAGCGACGGGACCGCAGCGCGCGAACGCCGGGACCATCACGGGCATCGCTACGCCGGTCGCCGGGTGGCTCGGCGTGACCAACGCCCTCGACGCCATCCCGGGCGCCAACGCTGAGACCGACCCCGAGCTGCGCACGCGGCGCTTCGACGTCATCCGCGCGGGCGGTTCTTCTCCGCTCGATGCCGTGCGCGTCGCGCTCTTGCGCGTGCCCGGCGTCGCGAGCGTGCAGGTCTTCGAAAACGCGGACGACGTCGCCGATGCCGAAGGGCGCCCTCCGCACAGCATCGAGGCGCTGGTCCTCGGCGGCTCCGACGGCGACGTCGCCGCGGCGCTCTGGGCGGCGAAGGCGGGCGGCATCCAGGCGTGGGGATCGACGGCGGTAAGCATCATCGACGGCGGCGGCGGCACCCGCTGGGTGATGTTCAGCCGGCCGACCGATCGCCTGGGCTTCGTGCGCGTGACGCTCCTCGTCGACCCCGCGAACGACCCCGGCGACGACGCCATCAAGGCCGCGGCCGTCGCTCCGTTCGTCGGTCTGGTCACCGGGCAGCTCGCGAAGCGCGTCGCCTCGGAGGCGTCGGTGTTCGCGCTTGCCGGCGTCCGCGACGTCACCGAGGTCGCCCTCGGCTGGACCGCCGGCACCGTGATGCCCACGAACCTCGACCCCGGCGCTCGCAACCGCCCCGTCTTCGACACGTCGCGCGTGGAGGTGGTTCGTGGCTGAGCCGGATCGCCAGCCCCTCGCGCACACGACGAAACACGTCGACAGCGGGCTCGCGCTCTTGCCGTCGCAGTTCCAGGGGAAGCCGCGCCTCGCCGCGGTGCTCTCGTCGTGGCTCGGCCAGGCGCAGGACATCGAGGACGCGCTCTGGCAGCTCCTGACGCTGACCATCGACACGTCGACGGGGGATGCGCTGGACCAGACCGGGGAGCTGCTCGGCCAGACGCGCATGGGGCTCACCGACGTCCTCTTCCGGGTGGCGCTCCATGCGACGGCGAAGGCCATCCGCGCATCGGGGGTGGGCGACGAGCTCGTCGCCATCGCCATCACGCTAGGGACGAACACCGACGTGCAGGTGGCCGAGGCCTTCCCCGCGGGCCTCGAGGTCGAGCCCGTCAACGCTCCGGAGATCCCTGCGGCGGTGATGCTCGCGATCCTCCGGCGTGCGGTGTCGGCCGGCGTGCGGCTGCAGGTCTTCGACGTTCCGGCCGGCGACACCTTCGCGTTCTCGTCGACGGATGACGACGAGGGCGATGCCGCGCGCGGGTTCTCGGACACGACCGAAGCGCCCGGCGGGCGCTGGATTGGGGTGCTGGAGTAATGGCTCGTCGTCCCTCGAGGCTGATGCGCTGGGCCTACGACGCCCCCGGCGGCGCCGTCGTCGAGCCGCCCACCGGCCGCGCAAAGCGGGGCTGGGAAACCGGCAAGCGCCCGCCCGCGCAGTGGATGAACGCGCTGCTCCAGAACGCTGCGGCGTGGGCCGACTTCCTCCGTTCGGGCTCCCTTTCGAAGTGGGAGCGCGTGTCGTTCGGCAGCACCGAACTGAACCCGCTCTACATCGTCGCCGGCGCCGACAACGTGACCGAGGACGGGGCCGGGTCGACGCCGAACCGGCGTCTCGTCATCGCAGGGGACGATGGCTCGGGCCCGTGCGTGCTCGTGTCGCGCCGCGGGAACGACTGGACGCTCATCCGAAACTTCCCGGGCGGCGTCTACGGCAGCTCGCCCACGAGCGTGACGTACCTCGGCGGGCGGTGGTGGATCACCCTCGACGCGGGTCCGTACGTCAGCACGAACACCGGTTTTCTGCTGTCGACGCTGGGTGACCCGCAGCCCGGCTCCAACCTCGACGGCTCGGGGACATGGACATCGCAGACGCTCCCGGGGAGCGTGTCGGGTCTCGTCGGCTTCGCCTTCGACGGCGACAAGTGCTTTGTCGCGGCCAGCCGCACGGACCTCTTCGTGTCGGTCGACAACGGCTCGACGTGGAGCGGGGTGACCCCTGCGACGACGGGCGGCGCAGATCGGCGCACCGACGTGTGCTTCGACGGCCGTGCGTTCGTTGCCATCGACAGCGACGGCGCCGTGCACAAGTCCGCCCCCGGCACGTCGGCGCTCAGCGCCTGGCCCCACGTGGCGACGATCACCGTCGGAAGCGTGCCGACGCCGAACTGGCGCCTTGCCGTGGACGACGCTGGCACCGTCGTTGCGTGGCCGAAGAGCGCGAGCCAGTGCCCGTTCTACGCGAGCACGACGCACGGCGGAACGTGGACCGAGATCGCCCCGGCGGGGCCCTACCCGAAGAACATCCACTCGCTCGTCTTCGCCGACGGCGTGTGGGTCGCGGCAACGCAGAACGCACCGTTCCTCTGGCAGTCGAACGACCTGCAGAGCTGGGTACCGCTGCGTCTGCCGTACCTCGAGTCGGAGAGCTACGGCAGCGTCGGCGCGGTGACCTTCTGCGAGGGCGCGTGGGTCGCGGTGCGGTACGACGCGGCTCTCCTCGGGGCGCGCGCGGAGGACCTCTCTCCGGGGCCGTGGAGCCCGGATCCGACGCCCGCGCTGCTCGCGAATGCGGGGTGGCTTCAGGGTAGGAAACTCGCACCAACCGCGCCGGGCGACGGGCAGGTGCTCGTCTGGAACGACGGCGCGCAGCTCTGGGTCCCGGCGACGCCATCGGCTGGATCAAC